CTTATCATAATGGTATGGCTTCTCCATAACAACTTTGCACAAGTCATCAATAGAAGCGCCGGAAACAGCATAATAATCGATAACATGAACTTCGTTCCTCGTTACTTGGTACCACCAAATAGCTGTGTCATCCCGAAAGCCCAAATCCCACGCCGTATATGTCGGCAAGCTGGGATCGTAAGGCACATGCGTAATGCGGTGCTGGTCCTGCGCCTCACGCATTTCAACGCCGTAATAAGCGCCCAAGATGGCCGCCTCAAAGCTGCATTCGTACTCCTGCATGTACTGGTCAGGCGTAATCTGGGATTTTACCGCGTCAAGCTCATGCTGCGGCACAATCTGGCTGTCAGTCGCAGTCAGCCTAAGCAAAAACCACTCTTTGGGGTTTTTCTTGGCATCCGTGTAAATATCCCAGAACTGATTCTTGCCTTTGGGCGTCCCCATGAATACAGCCCAGCCCTCTTTGTCAGAAAGCGTGGGCCGAATGACATGGCCCCAAACGCTGGGCCGAAAGTCGCCGTATTCGTCTAGCAAGACGCCATCAAAACCCAAACCGCGCATAGCGTCAGCGTTATCAGCCCCGAAAAGACGAATCTTGGCTCCATTGATCAAATCAATCTGTAATTCAGCCTCATTGGCCGACCTGGCAATAGGCTTGCTGAACCGCTTCAGGTAATCCCACGCCACGGACTTGGCTTGGCTGCGATACGGGGCAATGTAGCCAAAAAGCGGATTTTCCGACTTGCAAGTGACCGCCGCCCGTATGAGGTCGTTAACCGCAGCAACTGTCTTTCCAGCCCGACGATGCGCCACAAGGCAACCCCACCGCTGCGAACGGTTGTGAAACGGCTCGAAGGCGTCTCTGGGCGAGTACGCAATGGCTATTTCCTTCCTTGCCATTATTTGGGATTCCTTAGGCGTCTTTGCGCTTCGGGAGTCGCCAAAACCTTTTCTGAATCAGCGTCCATGATAGGATGGACAACCTGCATTTCGCCAAAGTCGGCAGCTTGCGGCGTGGGGTAGCGGGCAAACTTCTTGCCGGTATGGGCTTCATACGCCAAAGCGTTAGTTAGGGCTTTATTTGCGTCAATGACCTTGCCGTTCCAAAATGTCGGGTAATTGATGTATTGCCCAGCGTCTTTCAATGGCGCTGGTAAACGGTCAATCGCGCCCATGAAGCTGGTGATTGACGGGTCGTCACCGGGATTTACCTGATACGCGCCACTGGCCATGACATCCCGGCTGTAATCCAGCCCTGTTCTCTGCCCCGGCGTCAAACCACTTTCAGGGTTCGCGTCCGTGGGCAGCGTTGGACGCTGCGTGGGCCGAACCGACGCCAGAACTGCTGCTAGTTTCCGGCTGTCGATTGCTGCCATGGGCTATTTCTTTTCTTGCCACGAAATGACCAGCTCCACAGGGCCTTCATCAGGGCCAGTTACCTCGTTACGCGCCAGCTTAGGCACATGGTACTCAATCAAGTCCGAAAAACACTGAAATGCAGCCCGGGGGCCGTCGCGCTCGTAAACTTCGTCAAGCCAGCCGTTCAAACGGTCAGCATTGCCGTCAATAAAGCTCGCAATCATTTCGCGCGCCTTCATCGTGGTCTTGCACTTCGAGCCTTTTGGACGCCCAGCGCCCCGGCTCATTATATTACCCTTCTTGAACGGGTTGCTAACCATTACGCCTCATCCTTGGTCATGTTTTTCATGGCTTGCGCCAGCTTGGGGCCTTTGTCAGCCTGGTTGTATTCCTTGGCGACCTTCATTGGGACGCCCGCTTTCTTAGCAAACTTAGGGTCATGCGCTGCGGCGGCCATGAAACGGCGCTGCTTATCGGATGTCGAGGGCATATTACACCATATTTGGGTGAATCCGCTAGGATTATAGGCTGATCTGTGCTTGGCGTCAACATGTGGTGTGCGTTGAGGGTGGCGCAAGGCTTCGTTTTGGATTTTCCGGCAAATTTTGGGAGTGGCGCGCAAGATTAGTTTTATGCGGCCCATTTGTGGGGAGGGCCTATATCGATACCGACCCCACCCCGTCGAGAAACGTTTTGAGAATCAAACTCAAGTTACCGCTGCCTACACCCAGGCGGGAATGAGTCGCACTCGCACCATGGCGGGGCTTGGGGTGTGGGCGCGGGCAGGCCGGGCATAGGGTGCGATGCTCTATGCTATGCCAAGGCCGGGGCCGGAGGCCCAGGCCGGAGCAATCCCCGAACATTACAGAACGTACACATTCCGGACAAATCGGACAGCCTCCCCAGTATACTGGGGGGAGGCTTGGCTGGCCGGGTTTGACCACCGGACAAAGCCGGACAAAGCTGGCGATACCTAGCGTTTTCCGTGCTGCAAGTGCGAACAGGCAAAATGGCTTGCCGGACAAGGATTACCTACAGCCCGGCCCGTGGATGGGCGCGGCCCCGAAACTGACGGTTTATCAATCCCGCCCTGCGTCACCGCGCCGCATGATATTCCGCCATATTTGCCAACACGCTATGTTGCATTACGCTCAACTCCATATAGGATGATGCGTATTGAAACGCCAAACAAAGGAAGTTGCCATGACGCGCTACACAGCCCCAACACTGGAAAGACATTGCGGTTCTTGGTTCATCCTAGACTTGATTACTGGCAAACCAATTTTTGAAACCTTTAACCGCAAGACGGCGGATTATTGGTCAAATCAAAAGCACGTTGAAGTTATTACAGCCGCAAAAGCATTGTCCCGCATCAACCGCAAAGCTTCCTAAGCCTTCCAGCCTATGCCCCCCCCTAGCTGGGGGGGCATATACGGGTAGACTGACAGCCCGAAACCGCCAAGCCAAAGGAAACACAATGTTCCAAGAACTCGCATCATCCGCCCATGCCGCCGGAATGGCCGCTGGCAATGCCATTAACCCTGTCCCGATGCATGTTATCGCTTCGGACTCGAAAATCCATATTGTCCCGGACGGCCCTTGCGGATTTTCATGGGTTAAAATCAAAGGCAATACTGCTTTCGGCAAGTGGGCTAAAAAGGCCGGTATTGCCCGCGCTAGTTATCCCAATGGCCTACAGATATCCTGCCGCGAATTTAACCAGTCAATGACGCGCAAAGAGGAATATGCTTTCGCCTATGCCTATGTTCTTCGCGGTGCTGGTATCGATTGCCATGTTGAAAGCCGGATGGACTAGCCTTCCAGCCTAAGCCCAGCCCTAACCCGGCTGGGCTTATACGGTAAGACTGACTGCCAGAAACCGCCAAAGGAACCCCATGACCCAGCGCGAAATCAAAGCCCTAGAAACCATCATCGGCAAGATCGAAGCCTTGCAGCACAAGACCACGAATGGCCGCGCTCGCGGCAGTCTTGGGAAAGCCAAGGACGAACTGCTCTGCCTTCTCAGAAATCCACAATAGGAGGAAACAATACCAAGCCACAAAGAGGAAACTAACATGTTCAATACAAAGAACAAGCCAACCTGCGCCGCCGAAGCGAAAGACGACGGCATCACGTCTTGCGATTGCGGCGCTACAAATCGCGCCAAGGAAAAAGCCTTGCTGGCGGATGCTTGCCATGCCTTGCGTGAACTAATGTGCCGCGGGGCGGATGATGCAGGAAGCCCGGAAGTTGCTCTAGCTAAGGCGATACTCTTAAAGGCCGATGCTATTCTGTACAAATAACCCCTTGCCTCCCGCGCAGCCTTGCGCCATACTCAACCCCTAAGCCAAGCCAAGCCAAACAGAGGAAAACGCAATGTCATACAACGGTTGGACTAACTACGAAACCTGGCGCGTTAATCTAGAAATGTTCGACGGCTACGACGCCAGCGACTGCCCCGGCATTGACGCACATACACTCGGCCTAGAGTTTAAGGCAATCGTGGAAGCGACCATTGAGGGAAGCGCGCCTCCAGGCTTTGCCCGCGACTATGCGCTGGCGTTCTTGTCTGATGTTAACTGGCACGAAATCGCCTCACATTACACCGAAATTTAGGAGAACCCGCCATGACGCCAGACACACACTACACCATCACGCTCGAACACTCGCCCGGCACCGCCACGCCATTTTGGACGGCGCGCTACAAGGGCGAATTTCTAGGCTCTGCCGAGGATCGCGGCGCAGCCGTCCATTACATGCTGGCGCATCGCGGCGGCATGGTCGCGGCAATGCTGGCGATCAACACAGCCATAGGTGTCAAATGAAGCCCGATAACCGCCCTGTTTATGAGCCGCCGCCGCGCCGCGAATATGGCCGGGGCTTTGATATGTTTCTAGGCGTCCTGACTCTCGCGTGGATTATCGCCGTATGTTGGGCGCTGGCTTATGCCCTGCACTGGATCGGAGGCATGTTGTGAGAGAATGGTATGCAGGAAAAACGCTCGAAGACCGGGCAATAGAGCAGGCGGAAGACCATCGCTTAGCTGGTTTGCGCGTTGACTTAATCATGGCGCTAGAAGCTCTGCACGATGCTTTAGAAAACTACCGCAACGGTATGCCGATCGCGGAAAGTTCCAAATCAGTGATTGGGGAACTTAGCGAAGCAATAACGCAATTGGGGAACATGCTATGACGCCAGCCCCCAAGCCTTGCCCATTCTGCGGCCATGAAGCCGTGCTAACGCGCAGCCGCCAAGGCAGTTATCACACTTACCACTGCGATAATGACGATTGCATGGTGCGGCCACAAGCCCTCGCGGAAACGTTAGAACAGGCCCGCGCGATATGGGACGAACGACATGAAGGCTAAAATCCGCAAGGCAAAACCATTGCCAAAAATGAAACCATGCCCGTTTTGCGCCGGGAAGCCCGCAATGTACTGGCTCAATACAATACAGGCTTATTCTGTAAAATGTTACAAAGTCAGGTGCAAAGTTAATCCATCCTGCGTTGGCGAAACAACTTTCAAAACAATCAAAGCATGGAACAACCGTCCATGACCGACAAAATGATATCCACGCCCTACTCGGTCCCTTGCCGCTGCGGCCACACATTGCCACGCGGGGCCAAAGCCCGGCTTGGTAAAGACCGCCTCTGGTACGACTGCCACATATGCCGCGATCGCCCGCCAGTTCAGCCCATGCGAAAGGCCAGCCCGCACTGCAAATCGGGCTGGCACGATGGCTGTACTTGCTCAATTTGCTTTTGAAAGGAACCGCCATGAAAGAACCATTTATCGGAAGGCATAACGGAATTGTAATAAACCTTCCCTACTCGCAAGCTCCAACAAGCGCTTTGCAATCTAGAGCCGCTGGGATAGGTGGAATGGGCCTAAGTTTCGAGGGTGATGCAAAGTTTTACAGCCAAGACTTTCGCAAAATGTATGCAGCTATTTTGCTGCGCGAACGCGGCTTGTAAAGGAAAC